TATCTAAACACTTAATATGACCATTCAAATCCTTAGCAGGCGTTCCAGCCTCCTTAATGACAGACCATTTCCAATTCGTATTGGCGATGGAGAGCTTGCATTAAACCTTAATCCTGCTGATCCGGGTCTTTACTTTGCTGATAGCACCGGAGCACCTTCTACAGGGCTCATCAAGGTTGGTCCGGTTCATGTGGACTCAACGCCTCCTAACGCAGCTCCTACAGGCTTTACAAGCCTTTCTAAAGGTGAGCAGTGGCTTAATACAACTTCAAGCCCTATTCTTAATATCCATGACGGAACATCTTGGTTACAACCTAAAGCAGTTGCTTCCGTTAGCTCTGCTTCTTTTCCCACTAGCCCTATTAACGGCCAGCTTCATTACGATGAATCTGTTACAACTTTATATATCTATCGCACATCAACTGCCAGCTGGACTGCAATTTAATCCTTTGCTTGCTTGATCATAAATTCCCAGATACGATCTAACTTTTGATTGAGACCACTCATTTCTCGAATGTAGTCTTGCTTAAGGACATAATCTCTAATCATATCTTCTTCTACATCATCAATTTTATCTTCTAGCTCATTGAACTTTTTTTGAATCTTTTCATTAAAAGTGTTCAATGCTCTGCCTACTCCAGTAAATGCAGCAAATGCACTTGTAATTATTACGGCAATAATTTCAGGTGCCATTGTTCATTGCATTTATTCCTGCTACTATTCTAAAGGATTTAACAACTTAGAATAGAAGAAATAATTTAAGATCATATGGCAACGGGATATGAGCCCAATATAGAAGGCGCTCTTGCCGTTCTCCTTGATCTTATGATCGGACAAGGCGTAACAATGGCGCGTGAACCTTATGCTCCTAATTTTAGAGGATTAGTTGATGCGTTAATTGACTTGAAAGAAGGATTCCCTACCAGAATTGCTGGTAACTTTGAAATTGATTTAGTTGCTGGTGAAACTATTTCTCAAGGAAAAGCTGTTTATATTAATACTTCTGATGGTAAAGTTTATAAAGCAATTGCAAGTGGAACTGTAGATCAAGCAACAGTTCTTGGTTTTGCAAAAGAAAATAAAAATGCTGGTCAGGTAATTAGTATCCAGGTTGGTGGTATTCTTTCATTATCAGGATTAGATGAAGGTGAAATTTATTTTCTTTCTGCTGTTTCTACTGGTTCAATTACACTGACACCTCCTTCAACTGCTGGTCAGTTTGTAACTAGAGTTGGTGAAGCTGGCAGTACAGCACAGATTTGTATTAAACCTGAAGTTCCTATTCTTTTAAGTTAATATCATGGCAACTCGCAAGGCATTAGCATTAGTCAGTGGTCATCTTGAGGAGATTAATACTCCTACGGATAAACTTGATTTTGCTGGTAATACAACTACTGATTTAACTGAAGGTACTAATCTTTACTACACTGATTTACGTGCTCGTGCTTCTATTTCTGTTACAAATACTGGCGGTGATGGCTCTCTAAGCTATGACAACAGCACTGGCGTCATTACTTATACAGGACCATCTGCATCTCAAGTACGTACTCAACTCAGTGTTGCTGCTGGATCTGGTTTAACTTACGACAGCAATACTGGAGAGTTTGGCACTAATGCCATTCCCAATACTCAGCTTGCCAATAGTTCAGTAACACTTGGTAGCACTCTTGTTAATCTTGGCGACACTAAGACAACGCTTTCAGGTTTTACTTTAATTGAATCAGCGCAATATAACGTTAATGGTTTAGGAATTCAATTTGAAGGTGTAACACCTGATGGTTTTGAAACAACTTTAGTTGTTGAAGATCCAACAGCTGACCGAATAATTACACTGCCTGATGATACAGGCACCATTGCGCTCCTTGGGTCGTTAAGTGCAACCAATACAGGATCTGGTTATGGTTTACTGTCTTATAACAATACTACTGGGGTCTTTGACTTCTCAGTTGTTACTGATGCTGACATCCGTGGTTCTATTTCTGTTACGGATGCAGGTGGAGATGGATCTTTATCCTATAACTCTGGAACTGGTGTTATTACTTATACTGGCCCAAGTGCTAGTGAAGTAAGAGCACGTTTCAGTGTTGCAGTTGGTTCTGGTTTAACGTATAACTCAAGTACTGGTCAATTTGGCACTAATAGCATTCCTAATAGTCAGCTCCAAAACTCAACAATTACGTTAGGTTCTAGCTCAGTAGCACTGGGTAGCACCTTGACAACAATTGGAGGTTTAACTTCTGTTACTTCCGCTGCATTGATTACTAATGACAATGGATTTAGAGTACGAGATAATACTGACAACACAAAGCAACTTGCATTTGAATGCTCTGGTATTACAACCGCAACGACACGTACAATGACAGTTCCAGATAGCAATGGGACAATATCAACAGAAGACTTTGCTACTGCTGTAGCTATTGCTTTAGGATAGAATTATGTCAACTCAAGTACAATTTCGGCGTGGTTCAACTGTAGAGCACTTAGGTTTTACTGGTGCTATTGGAGAAGTTACGGTTGACACTGTTAAGCAAACTTGTGTTGTTCATGATGCCACCCAACCTGGTGGTTATCCTCTCCTTAGAGAAGACTGCACCAATGCAGCTTTATCTCTTGGTTCACTAACAAGTTGCGCTCTTAAATTTGCAGGGGATGCTGATACTGGTATCATTAGTCCAGGTGTAAACCAAATTGCACTTGTTACCGGTGGGGTTGCTAGACTTACAATAGATGGATCAGGTGCAGTTACTATTCCAAGTAACTTAACTGTCTCAGGAAGTCTTACTGTGGACGGCTCCTTTACTTCAACAGAAAATCTTGCACTTATTGTTGCTTTAGGCTGATATGGCAAATACTTTCAAGAACGATACGAAGTCCAGCCTGGTAACTGCTGTTATTACTGATGTCTCAGCAACAGTTGTTACCGCTGGTAGTACTGCGACACTTATTATTTTGAGTGTATTTGCTTCTAATAAAACGGGTACCAGTGCTGATGTTGATATTTATATTGATAAAAACAGTGGTGATGACGTTTACTTAATCAAAAATGCACCTGTTCCTGCTGGTTCTACCCTTGAGATTGTTGGTGGTAACAAGCTTATTCTTGAGCCAAGTGATAAACTTCAGGCACGTTCTGATACAGCAACTGCAATTGATTTAACTGTTAGTTATCTTGAGCAAACACCGTAAGGAGATAGTTATGAGTTTAACAACTATTTCTAATATTGGTAACATTGAAAAAAAAGCAGAAGATTTAGAGCATTATATTTTTTTCTTAGAAGAAAGAGTTAGCTGGTTAGAGCTGAAGCTTCATGAAATACAGCATCCAGAAGAAGTTTTAGAACTTGATGATTCTTCTTGGGCTAACATTATAAAGAAAAGAAATTATATTTTAAGATCAACTGATTGGGTGATGACTCCTGGTGCAACACTTGATCAAGCTCAGTGGTCTGCATATCGTCAACAATTAAGAGACCTTCCGCAGACTTATGCTAATGCTAAACTTGAAGAAATTCGTTGGCCCAAACAACCTAGTTTTTAATTTGTGAGGTAAATATGGCTTATTTAGGAAATAATCTGCAGGTTGCTTATAAAAGCTACAAAATTATTGATGATATTAGCAGCAGCTTTAACAGCAGCTTAACCTCCTTCCCTTTGCAAGTTGGTGGCGTTACTCCTGTACCTTTTCCAATTAATCCTCAACAGTGTTTAATTTCAGTTAATGGTGTTGTTCAGGAACCAGATCCAACTGGTACTAATGGATTTAAATTTAGTGGTAACAATATTGTTTTTGCTTCTGCTCCAACAACAGGCCATTCTTTCTTTGGTGTTATTCTTGCTGGTGCTGATTACGTTAATGTTGGTGTTAACTATCCATCAGGATCAGTTTCTACTCCATCCATTACGTTTGATACAGATCTAGATACTGGTATTTATAATCCAGCTCCAAATGAGTTAGGTCTTGTAACAAATGGTAATGATGCAGTAAGGATTAATTCATCTGGTGATGTAACAATTGATAGTGATTTAACTGTTGACACAGATACCTTATATGTTGATAGTGCTAATGACAGAGTAGGGATTGGCACTACGAGTCCTGGAAGTGCATTGGAAATTGATGCCGCTGCAGCTACATCTCCTTTTATCGCCAAAATTAACACCAGCGAAGCAGCCCGCATCGACAGCTCCGGCAGGTTGTTAGTTGGCACGTCTAGTGCGCGTAGTAATTTTTTCAATGGAGCTGGCAGTTATGCGCCTACTCAGCAACTTGAAGTAGTCGGCACCAATGTTGCAGCGGCTCAGTCTATTGTCTCGACTGGCACCGCTAACTTGCCAAGTTATTTAATACTTGGAAAACATAGAGGTTCTGCTGGCGGAACCCCGAGTCTTGTCGCAGACAATGACAACATAGGCTTTATCAGTTTCCAGGCTGGTGACGGCTCTGAAATGGTTGAAATAGCTACAATCGCTGCGCTGGCCGACGGAGTTACAGGCGCTAACGACATACCGGGACGATTAGTGTTCTCCACTACCGCCGACGGAGCAAGCAGCCCAACAGAGCGGATGCGTATCGACAGCTCCGGTCGCGTCGGGATTGGCGCTACAAGCCCAAACGTTGCGTTAACCGTAAAAAATGGCGCAGTATCGGCTGGAGCCTTAATCCCGAATACTGATATTGCACTTCCTTCTGCATATGCAAATGGTTTCTTCAGAGCACTTGGAAACTACAATCTAGGAGCGGGAACTGGAGGAGTAATCCAGCTCGGCGGAAAATCTTATACAGATTCGCCTAATGTTGGCGCATTCTTAATCAGTTCAGTTTCTGAAAGCAACGCTACAGATGCGCTGACTTTTTCCACTCAAACGTCATTCGGTAACGTTGTTTCGGAAAAAGCCCGCATCGACAGCTCCGGCAGGTTGTTAGTTGGCACGTCTACTAGCAATCAGATTGGTGCTCTTGATACTCAGATTCAACTAGCAGGAACATCGGGCGGCAGTAGTCTGCTTTCACTACAGAGATACAGCAATAACGGATCATCTGCCGGTATTTACATTGGCAAATCTCGTGGCACTTCTGCTGGTAGTTTTACCG